TAATCCGGTAAATCTAAACGTCCACGAAGCCTAGCCAGTGGATAAGAGTAAATGGGGATACTCAAGGGTTGAAGAACTCTTAAAAAATTTATATACTTTTATATAGATTTACTACCCAGACACTAATCTACGGCATTATAACAATTAATAAAATTACGGAATGATTTCGTTCAAACATATTATTATTTTTGCTTTTGTTTCTATTTGTGTTTGTGCACAGATAGAACAATTAAATCATTTTAAACAATGGTCTAAATCTCACGAAAAAAATTATGTATCGGTACAAGAGGAAATGTATCGATATCATAATTGGTTGGAAAATAATGAATTCATAAACAAAAAAAATAAAGAAAATAATGGGTATGAATTAGAAATGAACCAATATGGTGATATGAGCTGGCAAGAATTCAAAAAAATAAAAATGGGATATTTTTCTGATCATTCTAACCAAAAATATTTTTCTAAACCTAATGATTTTATTGGTGATCTGCCAAGATATACTAATTGGACAGCAAAAAATGTTGTTACTGATGTTAAAAATCAATTTCAATGTGGATCATGTTGGGCATTCTCTGCTACTGGTACAGTGGAATCAATGCACGCTATTAAAACTGGTAAACTAGTTTCGTTGTCCGAAGAAAATTTAATTGATTGCACTTTTAATTATGGTAATCAAGGTTGTGATGGAGGTATGCCATCTAATGCATTGGATTATATTATTGCAAACAATGGTATTGATACAGAAGCATCATACCCATTAACATCCGTATTTCCATTTGAATGTGAAGTTCAATATGCTTGTCCATGCGATTTTAATAGAAACACCGTTGGTGCTACAATTAAAGGATACAATCATATTATTTCCGGAAATGAAACCAATTTGGCATATGCTATTGCGTTTGTTGGTCCAGTTAGTGTGGCAATAGATGCAACAGATTCAATGCAATTTTATAAAAGTGGTGTTTTTTATGATAAAAATTGTTCAAGCACTATATTAAATCATGCTGTGTTAGCAGTTGGATTTGGAATAAATACAGATGGCCAAGAATATTATATTGTCAAAAATTCATGGGGCACTGATTGGGGTCTAGCTGGATATATATTAATGGCTCGCAATAAAGACAATATGTGTGGTATTTCAACTAATGCAATTTATCCATACCTTTAAAAAAATAATTTTTTTTAACGTGTCGAATGCAAAAGTATTCCAACCGAATTCATTTTATGATTGTACAATCTTAAAATAGTATTCGGTTTATTCTTTATTTTTTTTATAATTATTTCACTAAAATCATTATACAATTCAATCGCATCAAGACTATTTAAAATAGCATAATTTATTTTATTTGTTTCCAACCAATTAATTGCTTCATTACTCGTTTGCAATATATTATCAAATCCTTTCGAGAGTATAACAAAATTACATTCATAATCAATAACCAATTCTTGAACATTAGATAATTGAATTCCTGGATCATGATGTGTATCACTTAAATTCCAATCCCAATTTTTATGACCAATTGGCCAAATTATGGCATCAGCATAAATACTTTTTTCTCCCAAAAAGCTGACTTGTATTCTGCCTTCGCTTTGCTCATTTGAATAGCATCCTTCAGATTGTATTCTGCCTTCGCTTTGCTCATTTGAATAGCATCCTTCAGATTGTATTCTGCCTTCACTTTGCTCATTTGAATAGCATCCTTCAGATTGTATTCTGCCTTCACTTTGCTCATTTGAATAGCATCCCTCGGATTGTATTTTACCCCATTGTACATCAACTATAATTGGTCTGTTAGTATCATTGTAACATTTTTTATGATAGTGTAATTTTGATTTACTATTATTATTATCCATATATTAATACTAAATAAATTTTTTTGCGTGTGATTATTTAAAAATATTCGATGAATTTGCTATTGTATTTGCGGCATTGGTAATTGCATTTGCTTGTATTTGTGATTGGTATATGTCCTGCATTTTACCAATGGCTTCTTTTTTATCGTATCCGTTTTTAATATAGGAATTTATTTGCGCGTTATCTTTTCTCCAACGATTTTTACTCGCCAATGATAAAACTAATGGTATTAGTATCCAAATTAGTATAACAATACCTATCGTTGCAAAAACATATTTAGCCAATCGTACATTTTTGCGATATGTTTTATTAATATAATGTCGCTTTTTTGTTTTGTATAACAATACAGATATTACAATAACTATAATAGATACTATCAATGAAATAATATATGCATTAATTTTACCACACATTGATGCCTCGTTTTCATTACCCATCAAAAAAGTCGGCATCGCGCATTTTGGATTAAAAAAACTTGCCATTATTTTATACTATTAGTAGTCTATTAAAAATATCACAAACCAAATAATTTATACACAAATAATTTATTTAGTTTTTTATTTAAAGTATTTTATGGCATATTAAAGCATTCTGCGTTTTTTGAGATCAATATATTTCTTCTTGTATGTCATATATTTATCCTCATAGATTTTATCATTATTATCGCGTTTGCCACCAGTTTGTCCTGTTTGCACAAGAGGATTTGTCAGATTTCTTATTACTGGCGCATTATAATATGGTACATTAAATGTATTTGGAGCAGTTGCAGTATCGCGTACTGAAATGGGTGCTAATGTTTTCGTATTTCTAGATGCTACTGTATTTGTCCAGTTAGCTGATGCCGTTGTATTTTCTTGTGGTACATCAAATTTCTCGGTTAATTTAACAAGTTTGATTTCTTTACTTGTTCGACCACCTGGTAAGAAGTAGTGGTGGTATTCTTCTATTTTTTTATAATTGAACATATCCGTCCAATTTTCGGGTTTTGTGCCTCGTTGCATTTGTTTTTTATATACTTCCATTAGCATGACAATTCTTTTTCGCACTTCAGATCCAGTAGTATTCATGTTAATTTTTTTAACTTCTTTTTTCATATGAGTATCAACCAAACGATAATCACTAAAATTATTAGCATCCCCCTTAAAATATGTTTCTCTTATTAATTTCTTAACTTCTTTTTTGAGTAAACGTTCCCACATGGCAAATTCTACTTTCCATTGGACAAATTTTTCATCGTTATCATCGTTTTCATTGTGCACCCATTCAATCAGTTTGCTGGTATGAATAGAAACGACTATCTCCATACAAGTTTTTTTATCATGATCAATAAATTTAAAAACAAATTTCCTAACTTTCATTAATCTATATTTTAAACATAATAAAATATTTTTTTGATACTCGATAATATTCTGCTTATACTTCAAATATTTTTGATTACTGATTAGAATTTTCTGGTTTATCGGATGATGATTTATCAGATTGTTTATCTGATGGTCCATAATATTGGAAAAGTACATCAATCGTATTATTTGGATTATTTTTGATATCATGAAGTAATTTAATTATTCTACCAGATGGAGGAATTTTTATTTTATCCTTATTTTCGGTCAAAAAATTTAATAAATAATCAATATTTGTAATTATTTCATTTTTATTTTCTGGTGTTTTTACTATAAAAACAAAATCCCATAATGCTATTAAATATTTATGATTGATATTAAATATATGATTTTCTATTTGGTATTCTTTGTAGTATGGTTTGGATAATTTTTTGTATAAATGGTTTTGCAAGATTCCATTATTGTATTGGTATCCATTCATTGATTGAATATAATAATTTATCATTATCATTTGGAATACGATATCATACCACTCGCTAGGATGTCCAATTTGATTAATAAGTTCTACTAAATTTCCATCAAAAAATTCATAAAATAGATAAACTTTGCTATTTTCATCATTGTGACAATTTAAAACACCATAAAGATACGGAAAATATTCAAATCCAGTATAATTTGCTTCTGTCATAAAATCGAAAGTATTAAACATATTTTGTAACCATAATCTATCATTCGAATCTGATTTATTTTTTTTGATATAATTTTCATCGTCATTATAATTTATAATTTTAAATGCAATCGGTGTATTGTCTACTATTAATTTTTCCGCAACCATTTTATTTTCTTTTGTCTGATCGGCAAATTTAATAACATTTTCGCAATTTATTCTTTCTTCCAGATATTTAACCATTTTACTAGCTATTTTTTCTCTGCTCATTGTTATTATAATATCGTTAGATTTAACTTATTATAATAACTATAACTTGTCACATACAAGATTCAAAAAACAATCAGTGGACCATTTTTAATAAAAAATATTTTACTGTTTAAAAAAATCTAATCAAATCCAACATTTTAATGTGTTTTTACAAAAAAAATATATTAAAAAAATATATTAAAAAAATTGAAAAAAAAATAAATTATGATAATAGTATGTCAATTAATTTCTTATCGGGTTTCGGTATTCCCAATTATTGATTTTTTTATCGATAATTATAAATCAATAACCACGATTTAATTAAAAAATTCCAAAAGTGGTGTGATCGAAGCCACTTAAATATAAGATCCTTCCAAACAGAAATGTTTGTTTTGATAGGATTTTTTTGATCTGAAATTATTAGCGTAATAAATTTATAACTAATTATAAAACTAATTATAAATTTATGTATAATTAGCGTTAGTTTTTTTGTTATGTATATTTATCTATGGCATTTCAAACTCCTTATTCTACATTATCGTGTCAAAAATCATATTGTAATACTTGTTTGGATGATCCGTTTTACAATCCTCGTCCCAAACCATGTCCACAGCCGTGTGCGCAACCATGTCCGCAACCATGCGAAAAAAATAATTGTAAGAAAAAATCATGCTCGCAACAGTGTGCACAACCGTGTAAGGATCCATGTCCTTTGAAATCTTTTTGTGATCCAGGTCTAGCAAATACTTGTAATGCTAAACCAATAATTTGTCCAACTGCACCAAAAAGGGTTGTTACTACATGGAAAATTAATATGATGGTTTCGAATCATACTAATTCCGCTGCTCATACAGATCTCACATTAGAAAATCCTTGGGGCATAGTATTATTCAACAATCAATTTTGGCTTGCAAATAATATGGGTCCTTCTATGGGAAATTACGATTTATTCGGTAACAGAATTCTTGGTCCAATTATGGTTGGCGATTCTACCCATAATTCGTCTCATCCAACGGGAATTGCTGTCAATTGTGGTGGAGGATTTCCTGTGTCAAATGGCACTATCTCAAAATCAGCGCAATTGATTCTTGCAACAGAACACGGTACGGTACATGCTTATAATCCAGCCGTGGATTCAATAAGAACTTTTGTAGTACTTAACCAACAACTTACTGGTGAAGTTGCGGTATATAGGGGTGTAGCAATTGCCGGTAATGTATTATATCTGGCAGATTTTTATTGGAGACATATAGATGTTTTCAATAGTAACTGGATTCGCCTCAATGGTTTCCATTTTGTTGATGATTGTGCATCCGATCCAATTCCACTAGATTTTGGACCAAATAATATTGTTCATATTGGATGTCATTTATATATATTATATGCACGTCAGGACGCCATGATTCCTTTACAGGATCTGGATGGTCCTGGACACGGTTATATTTCCGTTTTTAATTTGGATGGTTCATTTGTTAGACGTTTTGCTAGCCGCGGTGTACTAAATTCTCCCTGGGCAATGATTCCAGCTCCATGTGAATGTGGGTTCCCACCAGGTTCTTTCCTAGTTGGTAACAATGGAGATGGACGTATTAATATTTTTGATTGCGATGGACGCTATGTTGGTCCTCTTCTTGGACAATCTGGATTACCTGTTATGATTGAAGGACTTTGGGGATTAGCTCCACATTATACCAATTTTAATGAAATATTTTTCACGGCTGCACCTAACGAAGACCTCGATGGAAATTTCGGGAGTATGACACGCGACCAAAAAATTTCGTTTTAAATACAGATTTTGTATCAAAAATATCCCAAAAACTTCTTATTATGATTATTAAATAAAAATTGATTATAAAAACTATAATATTATTATCATCTCACAATAATAATATTATTATCATTCCATGTCCAAAAAATCAACTAAGTTTAAATCCTTTAATGATCATCCATGTGCAAAACATTTTTCCAAAAAGAATAAAATTTCACCAAAAGATATTTCTATTTCGACACACAAAAAATATATTTTCGAATGTCCAACATGCGAACATGAATTCGTGACTTCGCCTATGATGAAAAAGCTACTTGTTGGTCAAAAAAAAATAAAGAATCACCTACCGAAATATTTATTTCGACACATAAAAAATATTTATTCATTTGTTCGGATTGTAAGCATGAATTTGAAACATCGCCTAATTATATTAGCGATGGAACTTTTTGTCCATTTTGTGGTGGACAACGTTTGTGTAATGATTTAAATTGTGAAATATGTTTGGAAAAAAGTTTTGCTCCAAATGAAAAATCAAAACACTGGTCTAAAAAAAATTTATTACAACCACACCAAGTATTTAAATCATCAGGCAAAAAATATATATTTGATTGTCCGGATTGCAAGCATGAATTTGAATCAAGATTAAGTGATATTACTGATGGCACATTTTGTCCTTACTGTGGAAATAGGCGCTTGTGTAGTGATTTGGATTGTAATTTTTGTTTCGAGAAAAGTTTTGCTTTTAATGAAAAAGCAATCAACAGGTCCAAAAAAAATAAAGAATCACCCACAGAGGTATTCAATACATCAAGCAAAAAAATTATATTTGATTGTCCTGGCTGCGAACACGAGTATGTATCACAATTAAGCGCAAAAAGAGGTTGCCCTTATTGTTCCCACCAAAAATTATGCGAAGATAAAAATTGCGAATATTGTCTTAATAATTCATTTGCATCGCAAGAAAAATCTAAATATTGGTCCAAAGAAAATAAAATTTCACCAAGGCAAGCGTCAAGGGGATCAAAAATAAAATACAAATTCAAATGTCCGACGTGTAAACATACTTTTGGAAAAAGACCAAACCATGTTAACCATAATAGTTTTTGCCCATATTGTACTACTAGGCGTTTATGTGATGATTCAGATTGTGATTTTTGTTTCAAAAATAGTTTTGCATCACACAAACAATCAAAATATTGGTCCAAAAAAAATAAAATTTCTCCGCGACAGGTTTTAAAATTTTCAAATGAAAAATATCAATTTGATTGTCCACATTGCCATAAAATATATGTACCAAGACTAGCTGATGTAACGGATGGACATTGGTGTCCATGCGTAAAAAACAAAACGGAACAGCTTTTATTTGATTTTTTAAAGAAAACATATAATATTAAAATAAGTCATCAAAAAATTTTTGATTGGTGTAAAAATAAAAACCATTTACCGTTTGATTTTTGTATGGAAGAATATAATTTGATTATTGAATTAGATGGCTTACAACATTTTAAACAAATATCTAATTGGGCACCAGTTGATGAAATACAAAAAAGAAACATTTATAAAATGAAATGCGCAAATCAAAATGGGTATTCAATTATTAGAATTTTTCAAGTTGATGTTTGGGAGGATAAAAATGATTGGCAGAATAAATTAAAAAAAGCAATCAATAAAATTATAAAAACTAATAATCCAATAAATATTCTTATTGGGGATATCTATGCATTACATCCTATTTATTGTTAATTTTTTAAATACATGCACTGCCCTATTTTTATTTTATCTAGATTAATATAATTAGTAGTTTGGTTGGAAATTTATAACACTTGCAAACAATATATTTTGAGTATAAATTTATTTATGGATAAAATAAAAAATAGATATAATTATAATAAAAATATAATTTTGTATGTATTGTGAATTATATTTTTAAAGGTTTTTTTATCATTTATAGATATGTATGAATTCTTTCTCTGATCCTCGATTTTGTTCCCCATATTTTTCCCAAGGTGGTCCCGGTGATATTGGTTGCAAGGATCCATGTCCGCTTAAATCTTTCTGTGATCCTGGTTTGGCCAATACTTGTGGTCCCAGACCTATTATAAATCCTTGTGCTCCCCGTCGGTCAGTTACAACCTGGAAAGTCAATTATCTTGTTTCCAATACAATTAATCAAGCTGCTCATATTGATCCTGATTTAATTAATCCATGGGGTATTGTTCTTTATAATAACCAACTTTGGGTATCCAATGGTACTACCGATTCCATTTCCAATTACGATTTATTTGGTAATAAACTTCTTGGTACCATTAGTGTTCGCGACTCGGCACATAATTCTTCCTTTCCTACCGGTATCGTTGTTAATTGCGGTGGAGGCTTTTCTGTATCAAATGGCAGTTTTACCAAATCTGCTCAGTTTCTTATAGCAACCGAACATGGTACCGTTCATGCATATAGTCCTAATGTTGATCCCCTTTTTAGTTATATTGTTCTGAATCAACAGCTTACGGGTCAAGTTTCCGTTTATAAGGGTCTAGCCGTTGCAAATAATGTTCTTTATTTAGCTGATTTTTTCCAAAATACTATTGATGTTTTTGACTGTAATTATATCCGATTACCTGGATTCCATTTTATTGATGGTGATTCTGCTGATCCGATTCCGCTTGATTTTGCTCCGAATAATATTGTTCATATTGGTTGTTTCCTGTATATTCTTTATGCTCGTAAAGATCCGAATGTTACTGTAGATGATTTAGATGGACCAGGCCACGGTTTTATTTCCGTTTTTAATTTGGATGGATCTTTTGTTCGTCGTTTTACTAGTCGCGGTGTACTAAATTCCCCGTGGGCAATGATACCGGCACCATGCGAATGCGGTTTTCCACCAGGTTCATTTCTAGTTGGTAATAATGGTGATGGACGTATCAATGTATTTGATTGCAATGGTCGTTATGTCGGTCCTCTTCTCGGTCCAGCGGGTTTGCCAATCGTAATCGATGGATTGTGGGGATTAGCTCCACATTATACTGACTTCAGCGAAATATTTTTTGCAGCAGCAGCAGACGAAGACCTCGACGGTTTGATTGGGTGCATAACGAAAAGTCAAATAATACAGTTTTAAATACAATTCTTGTATTAAATTTATCCCAAAAACTTTTCATTTGTATTATTAAATGAAAAATGATTGTAAAACTATATTATTATTATCATCGTCACATAATAATAATATTGTTATTTCATATTTAAAAAATTATTCAATTATATTTTTTTAGGGAGTCAAATTGGTAGACATAACACTAATTAATATTATTAATTTGGTATAAATAAATGGAATAATATTGTTTTACGATTATATCTCCCCCGTAATGATATTTTTTTTATATATTGATTGTAGAAAATGACGAGTAACAATCCTATATCATATTACAGTTCCAATTACGGATATGGCGGATCACGATGTGATTCATGCAAAACACAATGTTGTGAGCCTCGTAAAACACAATGTTGCGAACCACGCAAAACACAATGTTGTTGTAAATCATGCAAAAAATGTGATCCGTGTATAACATATTGTACTACTTTTTGCCAACCATGTCAACAAGTATGTCAGCCAGTATGCCAACCATGTCAACAACCAGTGTGTCAACCGTGCCAACCAGTATGCCAACAACCGGTGTGTAATCCATGCCAACCAGTATCCAATCCTTGCCCAAATATAACATATATCGCACTTGCATCAATTGCAACAACCGTTCCTACTGGTGGAACCCCAATTCCGATTGGATCAACTACTATTCCAGCTGGCACAGTAACCGTAATTAATGGTTTTACTGGAGTCCCAGCTACCAATATTGGCGGTATTACACTTATTAATGGTCAATTTGCAGTGCCATGTGCAGGACGATATTTTATTTCCGGAACAGTTTGTTTCGTAGCCAATGCGGTTGGTACCAGAACATTATATATTTACAGAGTAGATGCTAGTACCGGTATAATTAGTCAATTGGCAGCTAATACTGTCCCAGCAGTTTCGGCAACCGTTCCAACATGCGTTAATGCTTCAACTGCAGCAGATCTTCGTGCAGGAGATCGTATTTTCTTTGCTGTTACCCAAACATCGGGAGCCAATCTAGATACTACTGTTACTGATAACCGTTTCGTTATCACACATTTATGTTAAAATTATTAATAAATTATAATATAATTCATTAATAATCAATGGTCAAAGTATTAAGTTATAATATTTTTTTTAAAGCAATGGTATCTGATCCAATTTATGAAAATTGCGGACCTATCATTAATGATAATAAATATAATATCAAATATACAAACTGTTTGAAAAATGTATCAAATTTTGCAGAAGCCAATAAACCTTACGATTTTGTTGATCTACAAGAAGCAACCAATTGGCGTATTTTACAAAAAATTACTCCAACTTTATCCGAAATGCATGCTGTTTCACATAAACCAGGATTGGATGAAATTGTTACTTTTTATAGTAGCAAATACCAATTAGATGATTCGGAATACGAAATTGCTGGATTTTTAGAAGATAAAAATCGTCCATTTCTTATTTTATTTTTTAAAAATAATATTTGTATCATTAATATTCATGCCGGACACAAAAAAGATATTTATAAATTTGATTATTATCTCAAACATTTTTTGTCCAGTGACAAAAACTCCGAAAAAATATTTTTAGCCAAATTTAAAACATACGATATTATTATGGTAGGTGATTTAAATGATAATTTATTGCCTAAAAAAAGTAATTCCACAGAAGATATTTCCAAATTTAAAATTTTATCAAACAAAATATTCTTTAATAATGAACGAATATTGTACAGTATCAATCATAAACCAACTTGTTGTGATCGTACTTTAGCAGCTACAAAACAAAATATTACGTTCGATCATATATTGTCAACATTACCGCCAATCCAAAATATATCAACTGTCTTTCCAGTAAAAAGAGCATCAGACCATATACCAATTATATCTATTATAACTAAAAATATTGGATATGATTTTGATGGTGTTCTACATACTAATGTTACCGAACCAGATAATGAAAAACAACGGCATCCAATAAATCTAACAGGTCCATACGAACCATTTAGTAAAATTATTGATAAAATAGAAAAGGATATTTTAGACGGCAATAATGTTTTTATTATAACAGCAAGACCCAAAAAATTAATCCATGTAAATGCATTACAGTTGCACATTAACTCAACCAAACTAAAAAAATATATCAATAAAATATCATTTTTATATACTGGTGGACAAAACAAAACAAAAATTATTAATGAATTAGGTATTAGTGCATTTTATGATGATAGTTGCTTAAGAATTAACGAACTTTATACAGCAAAACAAAACAAACTATTACCATTTTTAGCGCAACTTTATGTGGTCTATCCGGAAAAACAATCTTGGACATTAATCAATGAAAAAAATATTTGTGAATATTGTGAATCATATTTTTGTTGTAACAATGACAAAAATTATTTAATTAATAAATTAAACACATCAAATAATTCAAACAAAAGTTTTGAAATTATAAATGATTTAATAAAAAATTATTGTTACAAATTCATCAATCCAGATATTAATGTTTTGGTCAAAAAATTAGGCGATTTAGTTAGTAAAAAACCAAACCAGAATAATGTTGCAAAAATAAAAACTTTACGAATTGATCTTTTAAAATTAATTGTAGAAGATATTAATAATTATTTTTATCAGTAAATTTTTTTGATAAAAATAATTGTGATGCTACTTTAAAAAATATGTGCGTACGTTTAAGGCGCAGAAATCGAATTAATATATTATAATAATATATTATTAATCGTTTAATATGATAGAAATAATCGAAATTATTCGTAACACATTCAAAAAAGAATTTGGATTAATTATCGTGGGAGCAATTATTTTCACAGCGTCATTTTTGTGGAAAGATTTATTGACAGATATTGAAGAATATTTTTTTCCAAAAAAATACGGTCTTGGAGGAAGAATTGCTTACACCGTATTTGTTACAATTATACTAGTTTTAATAGCGATTGAATTAAAATATATGTTTGGAATTAGTAGTAATACATCCATCGAAATTGATGATGATGATTTGGATAAAGATAAAAATGATGACTTATCATACATACCTTTCTATATGAATCAAAATACAAACGACAACGATAATTAAAAAATTGAAAAAATAATAGTAAAACAGTTAAATAAACTATAATTGAATATTAAAAAAACGCAGTTTATTAATCAATTGCAATCATAACATGCAAAATTGTAAAACAACACACGAAGATTTACCGGAATCCAAAATGGAGGAAATCCGTTTCGAAAGTAGTCCGTTCAATTATGTAATAGAATATACTGAAGATAATAATACAATTAAAATAACATGTTCCCATTGCGAGGAATATTTTTGTTGGTCCAAAACAATTAGTGATCCAATCCAAACAGAAAAATGTGGTAATATTTCTGGTCATAGTACATTTGGTTTGGCCATGACACCTAAACTATTATTTAAAATACTAAAAGAGTTTTGCGATGGTAAATTAATTAATACATTTGAATTAAAATTTCCGGAATCTTACAAAACAGTAACAACCAAATTACCCATAAAAATAAATACTAAACTACCGTACAGCGATGATATTGATGTTAAAATTATTTATTTGGAACCGGATAGCATAACGGAATCAGATCGATTTGATTTTAAATTGGACCGAATGGAAAAACGTATTAGTGAAGAATATTTATCTATTATTAAGCAATTACAACAAGAAATTGTAGAACTAAAAAATGTTTTGAATAAGACAACAGACGAGAACAAAAAAATATACAGTAAAATTGCTAAAATCGAAATCATGGGTAAACAATATGCGCATACAACGGATTTGGCCAGATATGCATACACAACAGATTTAAAAAATTATATTACCGGAAAAGATTTGGTAGCGCATTTAGTCAATTACGAACTAAAAAAATTAGGAGAGTAAACAAAGCGCAAATAAAAATGTTGTTAAATAAATAAAAATACGAATTTTATAATTATTTTCCTTAACATAAATATTAATAATTGTTTCGAAAATTCCCCATAAACCAATCCAAATTAAAATAATCGAAAACTGGGTTTTTATACTAAGTTTGGTACTAATTGGTTCTGGTTTTTTTTGGGTTTGTCTATTCATTAATATATTTTGTCCACATATTAATATAATTGTTTTTTTGTACAAAAATAAATAAAAAAATTATTTTTTATTTTGTTTTGTAGTATACTACTTTTGTTTTTGGAATGAAATTTTGGTTGGAACGACTTTGGTTTCATAAGGATCACCAGCT